CCGTCTACGTAATAAAGGTCGTTACCTGATACGTATACCGTCGATAACGTGGGTGTAGAGCCTTGAGGTAAGAACGTAGTACCAGCTAGTTGCGTTGCAAAATGGTTATTGAATGGTAAGTCAGCGTCAATATTAAGACCAGCAGCCGTAATCTGGGCACCTTTACCAGGTGTATGGTCATGTTGATCTATCAGCGTTAAAGAATTGTTAAGATCTAAAGCCCAGGTCGGCGCCGGTTGACCACCAACCGTCGGTTCAATCAAATTCATATTAGGAGTTATGATACTAGCCATTAAAACATCCAAATGCTGACGCGCGCTGGGCTATTTGACGTCAAGGTTAGAGTTAATTCGTTTAAAGGCTGAGATCTGTATATCGTAGCAGCTGCGTCGATGTCAGTTATGATATACCCTACCTGTTTACGACCTAGCTTATGGTTAATCGTGTTTACACCGTTGATTAGCTGAGTTTGTACTAAAACACCTTGTAATAGCTGGTTACGTAATACTGGGTCTAGTTGAGTTGACCACTTCGTAAGCATCAGTTCGTATGGTATTTGTTTAGGTAACACTAGAAACCTCCGATTGAACCGCCAGGTCCATACCCGCCGCCATTACTGCCCATGCTTACGCGTGTATAGCTAATAGTGTCAGGTCGTCCTGCGTCTCTGTTAGAGGCTGATTCTTCAATCCTAGCTTTTAAGAATAAGATCTCTTGGTCAAGCTTAGTCGTGTCTGATTCTTCTTTATCTAAAGCGTATTTAGCAGCTCTTACGATAACGTATTGTAGCCATCCTGAGATACCTGTGTCCGTGATGTCCGTATCAGCTAGCAGCTCTCTTAGTCTAGGGATATACCACAGTCTAATCTGCTGTCCTGCTGAAGGCGTTGGAATGAACTCAATGTTATTTCCCATCATACGGTATTGTAAGTTAAACACCCCGTAGATGGTAGAAGCTGTATTAGGGTATACGAATCGATTACGATCACTAAAGTTAAACTTGTTTACAGTAACATAAGCGTTAGCTGAGTTGTTTAAGGCTAAATCTACACCTATTAGCTTATAAAAGGGTCTTGGGGTAAAGGTTTGGTTACTTAAAGCGTTTATAAACGTATTAGAGCCATTTGGAAGTGGGTATAGGAATGTACTACCATCTACTGCAAACTGGATAGGGGTAGCTATGTAGTAATCTTCATACACCGTTACTAGTAGGTCATATAACTCAAACATAGCTTGGTTTATGAATTTGTTCCATTCAGGCTTAGTAATGAAGTTTGAATGTACTCTATCAGCTCTTTGCTGAGCTTGTAATCGAATAGAAGCTAGGTTTTCTTCACCTGTGGGTACAGGTACGGCTGATTGAGAGATAGTGTAAGAGCTAGTGCCTGAAGAGTTAGAGGCTGCTACCGTGTACCAGTACTGTGTCCCTAAGGTTACAGCTGTATCGATGTAGCTAGTAGCTAGTGGGGTACCTGAGAGAGTAGTAAGGGCTGTGAACGTAACGTTATCCTCACTACGCTGAATCAGGTAGTCAGTAGCACCTGCCGACAAATCCCATGATATTAGAACTTGTTGATTCGCAGTCTGTATATAGAGGTTTTGAGGCATTGCAGGAATAGCCAAGTTAAGTCCTTATAAAAAACTCGAGAGCGGTTAAGCCTTTAAGCGATACCTGCAGTCCGCACTCTCGACGAGACGTTTTAAGCCTCTAAGTTATTGAAACTATTCACCTTGTACAACAACGCTTGAGTTCCCTAGTAACATCAATACGTTGATAGCTGATCCAGACACTGGATTAACTAAAGCGCCTGCTGCATCCAAACACTTAATAGTCAATTGACCACCAGTAGTCGGGGTGTTTAATACAACTGAAGCGTTAGGAGCGTTTTGGATTTCGATAGTCGAAACACCTGACAATCCGCCTGCAGCCGATTGAGCTGATCCTGAAGCGAATAATAGTCTAGGGAAGTTAGTTTGAGCTTGGAAGGTGATTAAGTATGTACCAGCGTCTGTTTGTTTTGCAATAGATGCTATTGCTGAACCTACGTAGCTTGATACAGCACCTGAAGCTCCAATTTGGATTGTACAATCCATTAATACTGGGTCTTTGTGCATTGAAAAAATTTTGCCGCCTGATAACCAATTGCGATTAGCCATGATATCCTCTTTTAGCCTGCTGGGTTGACCGTATAGTTCGCTTTAGCTAGTATAGAGGTCTCACCGCTTTGCTGCAGACAAGCTAGCGGGGGAAGCCTTGAGGATATCTCGAAAGCGTCAAACAGGGCTATTCGTCCAAAACGAATATAATTGAGCTGGATAGGATAGTGGTAGACAATAAGGTAAAAAGGGCGTAGTCGCCTGAGTCCGCTCCTTTAGTCAGGAGGGTGTTTAGATAGGTCATTAAAGTGAATAGCCCTAAGATTATTAGTCCTAGGGCTTTTAGTAGCTTTAGAATAAGCAGAGTATTAGTTTTCCAATCCCAAAAAAGACAGCAAACATCATTAGTCTTATCATTAATTCAGCCATATGTCTCCTTAAATGCTTGAATAGTTACGTTTATCTAGTCTAGCTAGTAGTTTGTCAGTCGCTAAAGCTACTAGTAATTCATTGTCAAATTCTGCTATATAGTTATCCATTAACACATTTGCGTGCTTAAGGATGTGTTTTTGCATATCATAATTGTAGTTTGACAATAACTCGTTTTCGTTCGTAGCTGTAAAAAACTGCATATTATATGGGTCAAACGAATACTGACCGTCTCTTGTAACTAAAGAGAATGACACTCTTAAGCCTAATGTATCTGTAACCTCAAAACATACGTCCGTAACACCTTGGTATTTCATATTGTCTCCTTGGTAACAGATTAATAGATTATGAGGCTTTTGTCTAGTTATTTAATGGTGTGTCTTGATTTGGCACGATTGAAAGCCTTTACTGCAGACATCTCAACCGTACCAATCCTCACAATACTTGTTTTAGAAAAACCACAGCAAGAAACATTATGCGCATTTCTCAAAACCAAAACTCCTTCAATAGAACAGTTCTTTATGTAACTACTGTCGCCAACAAGTATACCAATTAACCATCGTCTAAATTTGCTCATTTTAGTTTTTCCATAATTTCTACAGGAGTAGCATTAGAAACAAATATTTTTCGACCTGACTTCATCGTCACAATTGTTCCTCCGTTATGACCGTTACCCCAATAGTTTTCATATCCTGCTTCATATTCCATTGAGGAAACATCTTCGGCTTGAATAAAAACGTCATCAGTTATCTTAATAATAGTTTTCTTCGTGCATGAATTTTCTTCCATTACTACTTCTCCCCCTTAAATTTAGCGACCTCGGCGAGTGCTTCACGTGCCTTCGCGCTACCGTGACCGACTGACCTAGCTTTACCTTTAGTCTCATAGGTGTGCGCATTGCAGTCCTTTGGGCAATCGTCTAGTTTTACACGCTTATTTTCGTTCAAGCTAAAAGGAAGTAAAGTTGAAGGCGTATCAGCTTTACTAACCAACGTCAGCCCTAATTCAGGTATATGTACACCATCGTCTACTTTATAATTAAACACACGAGCGTGGTCGTAATCAGCGAAAAGTACGTCATCTATAATGAAGTCACAATTACCGTCTGTTACTCTGTCGCCTACATTAAACTTGTTTTTAGGTCTGATGATAGCCATAATGTCTCTAGCTTCAGTTGGCTCATTACATAATTGACAATTAACTGTTTCTATGAATGGAATGTCATTTATGTCAGTCCATCCACCTTCGCCATCTACATTATAAACTTCTACATAACCCATTACGCTCTCGCCTTCTGTGGTTCCCATGTGCCTTGACTAGATAGTTGATACCAAAGTGTTGGACATTTAGGCTCTGATCCACCAACCCCAATGTGCTTGCAGAAGTATCCACCCCAGGCTCGCCCATTTTTGTTGCCATCTTTGAACTCCATGACTCCATGCTTACAACTTGGCGATACCTTCTCGGTTCCCAATATCTCTGCAACTGTATTAAGAGCTGCATCTATTGTTACCGGTGCTGGCACTTCCTTGATAGATTCATCTTGTTCACCAAATGGTGTAGTCCAATAATCCTTTTCTACTTCTGGCTTCTTGGTCTTTACTGCATTAACCTGTGCCATCTCCTCAGCACTAGGCCTCTTCCCCTTAGCTGATAAACCTAGATTCGCTAAAGCTCGCCCTATGCTGCTTGTCTCGGCATTGTTAATCCAGAATTGAGCATCGACTCCACGATCCTTGCGAAAGCCATCCGCATAGCCTGTTGCATCTGGCATGGTGCGAACAGCATCCTTGTAGATGTAAGCCTTAAAGATCACATGACCCTTTTCCATGTCGATCAATTCCATCTCTGTGACAATCCTGCCATCCTTGAATTCGCCATAGAATTGATGGATTCTGCTATCAACTGTCTCATATTCTGAAAGATTAAACATTAGTGATCACCTTTACCCCTCCACCTTGAACAACGATCCATTTAGCACCAGTCTCTTTTTTTAAGGTTTTTATCATCTCATTTACCTGTTCTCTTGGCATGTGATGATCGACCTGCAAAATGTACGATCCAGTCTTTTTAATATGAAGAGCCTCAGCATTCACAAGATTAACTCTAAACTCAATTTCGATTTGTTTGGACTCTTCTTTTTTCTTAAACATAAAGCTCGTTCTCCTCTGTTGCTAGTTGTCCACCAATAGCTGCATAACTAGCCATGTCTAGCCAATGGTCGATCTTGTCTGCTGATTGATTAGTCCTGGCAAGTTTAACGAGTACCATGATCCCTGCGACTTGATAATCATGGATCGGTGTCTGTAAGT